CTAGAGGCGGTCCCAGCGGTAGGGTTTGTCGCCCCAGCGGGAGACGTTGGAGATGGTGACGTTGTCCTGGGCTTCGATCTCTTTGAGGCGGTCGGCGAAGCGCTGGGTCAGCTCCTTCTCGAGGGTCTGCCAGGCGAGGGCGGACTTGGTGTCGTCCACTCGGTCACGGAACTGGCCGTCGACCCACTCGAAGTTGTCATTGACATTGCCGAGGTACTGCGTACAGAGGTAGGCCTCGGCCCCGAGATGGATGACGTCCCAGTGCTCCTCGGGGATGGTGGTGCCGTTGGTATCGAGGGTGTGCTTGGAGGCGAAGGTGACCTCGATGGTGCCGGCGGCGTCCTGGGGGGTGAAGTAGGGAGAGAGCTGGATCTCGAACTGCGGGATGTTCTGGGTGCTGTTGCTGGAGGGGGCGACCTGGGTGAGGGCGCTATCGGCGGCGGCATCGGTGTAGGAGCTGGTGACGTTGTCGGGGAGGGAGCCGGCGAGATAGAGGGTGGCGCCGGCGGCCTTGGAGCGATAGATGTTGCGGCCGGTGACCCCGTAGGGACCGGTGGGGACGGAGGAGAGGAGGACGGACTGGCCGGCGGTGAGGACGATGGACGTGGTGGGACTGGGGAGCGTCTCCCCGCCGCCGGGACAGGTGAAGGTGTAGGCGTAGAGATAGGTGCCGGCGCCCTGGCCGCCCCCACTCCCGGCCGCCAGGGTGGGCAGGCCGGTGGCCGCCGTGGGGTTCTGGAGGAGGGGTGATGTCCGCTCCTTGAAGGGCTGGAAGCTCTTGGGCCACTTGCCGAGGGGATACTCGACGCGATCGATGAACCAGGCGCCGGAAGGCGAGGCGTAGAGCTTGGAGTACGCGGTCGTTGCCATTTGTTGCAATTGGAGCAACGGGGCGACCAGGGAGTAGCGATCGACGGCGCGGTCGATCTCGCGCTGGATGGTGGCGTCCACCCAGCGGTAGCTGGCGGCATTGAGGTCGTCGAGATCGGTGCGGATGTTACTGGTGACGGTGGTGAGTGTCAGGGTCATGGCAGCTAGTCAATGGTGGGATCGGCGGCCAGGAAGAGGATGGTGAGGCCGATGGCGGTGACGATGAGGAAGAGGATCTGGGCGTCGCTCATCGCCGGGTGCTCCGGGGATGGATGGGGGCGCTGACGGCCACGGCATCGGTGGAGCGCTCGACATAGGGCCAGGCCAGCCGGACGAGCCCGCGCCGGCCGTAGGCGGGACCCCAGGAGTTGAGGGCGATGACGCCGATCCGGTCGTAGCCGACCAGGGTGATGGAGTGCCAGAAGTAGAAGGAGCCGGCCGCCGACCAGACGGTGGGGATGGAGCGATCGTCCCAGAGGTTGTAGAAGCTGGAGTAGACCGGGAGGGCGAGGGCGACGGGGCGGCCGTGGCTGATCTCGTACTGGATGGTGTAGCGATCGGCGGGGAGGATGGAGCGCCAGCGGGCGAAGCGGTAAGGGCGGGCGTGGCGGACGGCCCAGGGGGTGACGGGGGCCCAGTAGTCCCGGCCGTCATGGGGGAAGTAGCGCAAGGGGGCATCGCCCTGGGTGACCAGGACGCGGAAGGCGTCGTTGTAGGTGGCGCCGGCGTCGCGGCCGCCGTTGATCTGGTCGTAGATGTAGCCGGGGGAGAACTTGCGCCAGTGGCGGCGCTCGCGCTGGGTGATCTCCTCGATGGTGGCGAGGGTCTGGGCGACGCAGGAGGAGCTGGTGCCCTGGTTGTGGATGCGGACGATATAGCGGACCAGGGAGAAGTGGGGCGGGAGAGCACCGCCGTTGATGGGAGAGACCTTGATGGGGCGGGGGAGCCGGCCGAAGTGGTAGCCGCCGCGGGCCAGGACGGTGGCGGTGCCGCCCAGGGTGAGGGCCAGGATGGCACCCAGCGTCCCCCAGAGGGCCAGGTGATGCTGCCAGTGTTTCTTCAGATGGGCTTTGAGGCGGGTTCCGCCGGCGCGCAGATCGGTCGAGAGCTGGTGGAACACTAGAGCTCCTCCTTGGGGATCTTTTTGACGGGGATGTAGCGCGTCTTGGTGGGATCGGGCTTGCCCTGCTTATTCAGGTGCGTGTGCAGCCGTTTGCGGAGTTTCTCGGCGATCTCCGGGTCGTCCTGGGCTTTCTCGGCCAGTTTCCGGAGGCGATCGATGGCCTTCTGGTCGCCCGCCATCAGGCTTCCTCGGCGGGCATGGTGCTGGGTGTCAGCGCGCCCGGGATGGCCGGCGCCTGGTAGTCCTCGAGGCGGCCCGCCATGGCGCTGCCGGTCCGGGTGAAGGTGTGGGGGACGGGCTTGTCGGGATCGAGCTTTTCGAGGATGGCGGTCTGCTGGCGGTTGATGTGGAGGAGGAGACTGACCTCCTCGGCTTCGAGCTCGTCGCGGGCGTGATCGCGGGCGGCGGCGCGGTTCTGGGACATGAGGATGATGGGGGCGGCGTAGAAGGCCTGGGTGGAGAAGACCAGGTTGAGGAGGATGAAGGGATAGGGGTCCCAGTGGCGGACGAGGGCGCTGACGTTGAGGGAGATCCAGACCAGGATGAAGAGCGTCATGACGCCCAGGCCGCGCCAGGAGCCGAGGATGGCGGCCACGCGATCGGCCATGCGGTCGCCGAGGGACGCCGGGATGTGGATGTGGCTGCGGTTCATCGTTGCCTCGTGAGGGTGAGCACGTAGCGGTCACCGCCGGCCATGGTGCCGCGGGGGGTGAGGGACGTGATGAGATAGCGGGTGGCCGGCTCATTGGCGAGGAGGGACTGGGGCGCGGCGTAGAGCGCGCTCCGGATCTGCTGGAGGGTCATGTCGGTGCCCGCGACCATGCAGAGGACGTCGGCGCCGGGGGCATGGCCCTGGGGATCGGCATAGGCGGGATCGAGATCGGCGTTGGGATGCCAGAGGGCGTTGACGGTCAGGGTGGTGGTGCCGCCTCCGGCCTGGCGGAGGGTGAAGACGACGGGCTGGGTGCGGCCTTCCCAGATGGTGGCGAGCTTGGCCTGGATGTGGGCGATGTTGCGGGGCGTGAGCGGCATGAAGCTACGCGCCCTGCGGGCCGTTCGTCTCGTCCGTGGGGGCCGTCAGGGGCAGCGGGGGCGCGTCATGGGTGCTGGACGTCGTTGAGACGGGGACAAGGGTGGCAGAGGGCGTTGTCGGGGTCACGGGGACGGGTCTGGCGGGGACCGCCGGCATGGCGGGGACCGGCGTGACCGGAGCCGGTGTGACCGGGCCGGTGGCCGGGACGAACTCACGGAGGGTGGCGCCGACGCCGGTATCGCTGCTGGCGAGGGTGCGCGCGCCGGAGTAGAGGCCACTCGCCGAGAGGCCGAGGGCGATGCCGGTGACGACGGCGGGCATCCAGGTGACATGGCCGCCGTAGAGCTGGGCCAGGGAGCCCAGGATGCCGAAGGCGACGGCCATGGCGGGGGCGAAGCGGGAGGAGAGCCCGAGCTGCTTGGTGACCTCGGTGAGGCCGACGATGGCGGGGACGAGCGCGATGCCGAAGATGAGGGTCTGATTCACGATCGGTCCTTTCCGGACAGGCACGGGGGCCTGTCGCTACATCAGTGCTTGGTGTCGCCGAAGGCGCGGCTGACGGCGGGGGGCAGGGGAGGATCGGCGATGTGCTTGTTTTGCCAGGTGGAGTTGTGGGGGGTGGGATTGAGGACGAAGAGCTCTTTGGGCCCCTTGGGCGTCTTCGCCTTGTGGGCTTTGCGGGTCTTGCCGCCGTGGGAGACGGAGATGTGCCCTTTGTGGCTCTTGCCCTTGGGGACTTTGTGGCGTTTGCTCTTGGTGGGGGCGGCGCCGGGCGGGAAGAGGGTGCCGAGGATGGGGGTGCCGCTGCCGGCGCCGGCCGAGCTGGAAGAGCGCTTCTTGCGGCTGTCGGCGCGCAGCGCGTCGTCGTTCCAGGGATCGATGCTCATCTAGGCGCCTCCCGGACGCGGACAGGGCCGCGTCCCTACGTGATCACTCGGGCGCTTGCTGCCGGGGCTCATCTAGGCCTCCACCAGGAGGACGTGGAGGAAGTACTGGAGCTCGCCGTCGCCGGCGGCGCGGACATCGGCGATGGTCTCGGTGAGCTCGTCGAAGTGGACGGACCAGGCCGCGCCCTGGGGATCGGTGAAGGCGAGGACGGTGGCGACCTTCTGGTAGCTGGTGTGGAGGGCATCGCGGTACTGCTGCCCGGTGGCGCTGACCAGGTTGCCGGTGAAGTCGCGCATGGCCTGGAAGGCGACGACGACGAACGACCATTCCCGTTTGCCCGGTCCCATGTCGAGGTAACGCTCCCCGGCGCCGGTGCTGCCACTGGCCGCGGTGCGGGTGTGCTCCGCTCTCCGCACGCGGGGCCGGGCCAGGGTGTAGGAGTTGGGCTCGATGAGATAGCCCTGGCCGTCGAGGATGAGATGACAGTCGGTCCCGATGGTCGGCATGGATCAGAAGAGCGGGAGCAGGAGACCGGCGATGTCGTTCTGGCCGGCGGTGAGGGGATGGAGATCGGAGGAGGACTGGAAGCCGAGGGCGTGGCCCTGGCCGCCCCACTTGCGGTGGATATCGGCCAGCGCCCCATCGAAGCGGAGGGCGGCGCGGTAGAGGACGTCGTGCCACTGGTAGGCGGTCCGCGAGTTGGCGAAGGCGTGCTTGCAGTCGTCGAGGGTGGTGTCGGGGTAGGAGGGAATGACGAAGAGGAAGGAGCAGTTGGGGTTGTCGGCGCGGAGCGCCTTGCAGATCTCGTAGAGGCTCTGCTCGACGGTGGCGAGGGCGTTGTTGCCGTTGATGTCGTTGGTGACGAGCTCCAGGATGGCGAGATCGGCGGCGGCCTGGTGGGGGTTTCTGGCCGCCTGGAGGGTGGTGGGATTGGCGCGGAAGTCGTAGAGGGCGGTGCCGGAGGCGCCGTAGCGGATGGTGGCGACCCCGGTGCCGCCGGTGCCGGCGCCGCCGCTCCCCGCGTAGGTGGCGGCGCCCATGATGGCGGCGGTGGCATTGGCGGACTGCCAGCCCCAGGCGAAGGTGTGGATGCCGAGGGCCAGCCCGGAGAAGGAGATCCGCTTGATGGTGCTGGACGCCGTGTTGGTGACGGTGACGGTGGCCCCGCCGTCGAGGGAATACTGCCAGGTGGACCCGTTGGCGGCGAAGGAATCCCAGTAGAGGATGTCGAAGGCGGTGCAGGCGTAGGGGGTGGTGAAGGTCTGGGAGGCGTTGCTGGCGGTGGAGGAGGAGTACCACCAGGGGCCGTAGCCCTCGCCGGAGTAGGTGGTCAGGGTGGCGCCGTTCTGGGCGCCGGACCAGCCGCGGCCGTTGACCGCCTGGGACCAGCCGAAGACGCCGGGCCAGTAGTCGCCCCAGAGGCCGTGGCGGGCGACCAGGAGCCGCTGGATCTGCTCGGGGAAGGCGACGGCGTTGGAGGAGTTGACGCCGGCGGCGATGGAATCGCCGAAGACGGCGATGTTCATGGGGGCGGTGCCGGCGTTGGCCTTGGCGGCCTGGTAGCCGTCGTCCCAGCCGGGCGGGGTGATGAGGTAGTTGGCGGATCCGCTCACTTGCCCACCGCCTTCACCGCAAACGTGAAGGAGGGCGTGGTGCCGGCGACGGTCCAGCGGATGCGGATGGTGTTGCCGAAGGGGCCGGCGGTCGATCCGAGGCCGAGGGCCAGGGTGTACTGGCCGGCGGCGGTGATGTTGGCGGGGCCGAGCTGGGCCAGCTGGTACCAGGTGGTGCCGCCGTCGTCGGAGGTATCGACGAAGACGTTGAGCTGCGGGGTGGTGCCGGAGGCGGCGGTGACGTTGAGGAAGAGGAGGAGCTCGTCGAGGTTGCCGCAGCCGTAGGCGGCGGAGGAGCCGCCGGCGGTCTGGGCGGCGGAGGCCTGGAGGGTGGCGGTGACGGGATTGCGGTAGATGAAGAGGCCGCCGTTCCACTGGCCGATGGTGGTGACGCCATCGGGGCCGTAGAGGCTGACGGGGAGACTGCCTTTGTCCTGATCGTTGATGGAGACGGCGTCGAGCGTGGTGCGCATGGTCACTCCTATGCGGACAGGGACGGGGCCCTGTCCCTACCGAATGGGGACACCGCTGATGACGGTGATGAGGATGAGGGTGATGATGAGGGCGGTGACCCAGATGGTGCCGATGAGGAAGATCTTTTCGAGGAGCTCGTCGAGGGTCATGCCGGCCGCCTCCTGTCTTTGGGGCGCCAGGCGCGGCGGAGCTCCTCGTCACCGGGCATGACGCGGTGCTCGAGCCGCGGCTCGGTGGTGGCCTTGACGCGGACGACGACGCACATGTCCTTCTCGCAGTTGGGGCAGAGGGGTGGGGAGGCGAGGGAGTCGAGCTCGGCCCGGGAGCGGGCGGAGCAGCCCATGCAGTGGAGCTCGGCGCGGAAGGTTTTCTTGGGTGGCATGGCGGTGGCGCCTCCGGGCTCGGACGGGGACGGGTCCCCGTCCCTACGGGTAGAGGGGAGGGGCCGGCGATCGGCCTGCAAGGACCGACCGCCGGCAGTGATCAAGGGGCGGGCGCTCGGCCAGGAGAGACAACCGAGACAGCCCTGGTGGTATGCAGTTCGGGATCAGTTGTTGCCGAGGTAGAAGCCGCGGTAGTCGACGACGGCGCCGCCGTACTCGTGGCGGACCTTGTAGGAGATGGTGTCCTGGGAGAAGTTGAGGCCGTAGAGCGGCATGTCCTGGATGAGCAGGACGGGGTTGGCCTGGCCGCCGACGAAGCCGACCTCGACGGTGTCGATGACCCGCGGATCGGCGATGGCGATCCAGACGGTGGTGGAGGCGGGGCCCGACGAGAGGTTATTGAGCTGCGGCGAGACGATCGGCTCGGCGTAGCCCATCATGGGGTTGATGTCGTTGTTGTTGCCGCCGGGCAGACCCGCCGACTTGAGGATGGTCATGGCGGTGAACTCGAGATCCGGGGGGACCAGGAGGTAGCGCGGCTTGAGGCCGATGGGCTTGCCCGCCATGTTGGTCTGCTTGCGCATCTTGACGACGGCGGTCTGCAGCGCCGAGGAGCTAAGGGCCGCACCACTGTTGGCGGTGCCGAGGTTGGCGGCGACGACGCCGGTGTTGCCGTGGTTGACGGAGTCGAAGAGGGGATGGCTGTCGTAGATGTTGCCGAAGGCGGGGGCCAGGAGGTTGTAGACGAACTCGGCCAGGGTGAAGGCGGCGGCCACGGCGAGCTTCTGGGGGATCTGCTTGATGGCGTAGAGATCGTCGTTGATGATGGTCTCGCGCGTCACCTGGACCAGATTGCCCCGCTTGGTGGCGCTGTAGGTGGCCTGGGTGTCGGAGAGGGTGAGCGTGGTGTAGGCGGCATCCTCGGCGACGGTGGAGAGGGAGCCGAAGGCGCCGAGGCGGATCCGGTTCTGCTGCTTGAAGTCCTTGATGGCGACCACCGACGTGAACTTCTGCCACTCGGAAGGCCACGCCTGGTAGTCCATGAGGAGGCGCTTGTTCATGGACGTGCCCAGGAGATAGCTGAAGGTGGCGTTGGTGACGTCGGCCTCGCGAAGGAGGGCTTCACTCTCCGACAGGTTGCCGCGCGCCACCTTGGCCCGCAGTCCCGAGCTGTAGGCTTCGAGGATGGGGCGATCGGCGCCGCCGGTCTGGCCGATATCGACGCCGGTGGCGACGCGGAAGGCCTCGCGGATGCCGGAGAAGCGGGGGACGGAGCGGGCGGCGTCCGACTCATGGATGTCGAAGAGGGCATCGAAGGCGGCCTGGACCTGGTCGTACTCGGACATGCCGACGCTGATGGCCTTCTCGTAGCCGCCCATGCCGGTGACCTGGCCGGCGCTGGTGAGGGCGGCGAGCGTTTCCTTCTCGTCGGTGATCGCCGCGTCGAGCTGCTCGATCAGCTCGGCGTGCCAGCCGGCATCGGCGAAGCGCTTGTGGAGCTTCTTGCTGACCGGCTCGGGGAGATTCGCCTCGGCGATCTTGGCGTGGACGACGCGCTGGGCGCGCTCGTTGTCTCGATCGCGCTGCAGCTGCTCGACGAGCTGGGAGATGCGCGCGTTGGGATCGGGCTGCTGGGCCTGGGCGGGATTGAGGATGGATTGGACGCGGGCCAGCTCCTCGCGGGCCTGGCGGAGCTCGGCGGCCTGGGCTTCGACGAGGGAGGCGAGGCCGGGATCGGGCGCCGGCTGGTTTGCTTCTTGCTGCGGGGTGGCGTCAGTCATGGAAGTTGTGTCCTTCTGGTATTGGGGGCCGTCACCTGCCGGGGTGGCGGCCCCGTCTGATTGGAGGATGCGTTCGACGGTCCCGCCGGCGGCGGGGCGCGTCACGATATCGACGGAGGAAACGCGGTGAATGGCTTTGACGGTGCGCGGCCGGCTGCGGGCATCCACTTCGCCGTCGGCGTCGATGGAGACGCCGCAGAGATCGGGATAGCGGGCGGCTTCCTGGAGGAGATGGAAGAGCCAGTCGTTGCCGGGGACCAGGTGGAGCTGGGCGCGGAGGCGGCCGGCCTCGTCGAAGTGGACCTGGCGGTAGTGGCCGACGAGATCGCGCACCGAGCGCTCGGGGAGATCGCCGGGCTTGGGATGATCGGCGAAGGCGCGCACCCCCTCGAAGAGGGGCGCGGCCTCGCGGAGGACGGCGGGGGCATAGGCGTTGCCGTTCTTGGAGGTGCCGGCGCGGATGAGGGTGACCTCGACGACGTGCTTGCCGTCGGGAGAGACGGTGGCCTCGAGGAGATCGGTGGCCTCACGGAGGGATTCCGTCACGGCCGCGGGCCGCCCCTCGCCGAGCCACTCACGGGGGATCATGTCGGTCGCTCCCAGGGCCTTGGCACGGGCGAGAATGTGCGTCTTCGCCTGCTGCTCGTCCCGGGCGCGGCCGACATCCATGATGGCGTTGTGGAGATCCTCGCGATCGGCGATGGGGAAGGAGCCGTCGGGCAGGGCTTTGCCCTGCTCCGCCATGGCCTGGCGGTCCTCGGCGGAGTATTCACGTTCTTGTAGCGGGGTCTCTTGTGGGCCCCGGTTCGTGTCGTTCGTGTCGTTCGTCATGGGGACACCAGGGGAAGGGAGCGGCGGCCGTCGGGATGGGGGAGGCGGCCGGCGCGCTCGTCGAGGATGCGGCGGATGGTGCGGGCGGTCTGGAGCAGCTCCTGGGCGGTCTCGGTGGGGAAGGCGGGGAGATCGGCCCGCTCGCAGCGGGTGAGGATGGTCTTGAGGACGGCATCCTCCTGGCGGCGGAGATACTGCTCGTCGACGCTCATCGCCGGCCTCGGGGATTCACGTCGGGGTTGGTGACGGCATAGAGATCCCGGCTCCAGCCGGGGGTGGGGATCTCCAGGCCGAGGCCCATCTGGTTGTAGTGGGCGGGCTCGGAGGGCAGATCGTAGGACTGGATGCCACGATCGGGCGGCGGGGGCACGGCGGCCGCCGGCGGGGCGTTGGGGACATCCCGGCTGTCGACGCCGCTGGGGACGGTCTCGCCGCCGTGGGAGGGATGGGCGCGATAGTCGATCTGGTCCATCAGAAGCCGATGCGCTCGCCCATCTCGCGGTCGGCGGGGATGGCCTGGCCGCCGAGGCCGGCGCCGGTGGTGCCGCCGGTGAAGGTGGCCGGGGACGCTGATCGGTCCTGGGCGTCGCCGCCGGCGATGTGATCGATGGCGGCCATGTCTTGCTGGGGGCCCTGGGGTCCGACTTCACAGCCGTACTGCGGAGTACTCATGCTTTGTGTCCTTTCTTGTCGGCCTTCTTGACGACGTGGGTGGTGGCGGCGGGGACGCGGACGGCGGTCTTGCCGATGATGTGGGGGCGGCCGTGGGCGTCCTCGTCGGTGCGCTCGACGATGATGGCGTGGTGCTCACCGCCGTAGACGGTGTGGACCTCGTCCCCTTTCTCGATGGGGGTGCCGTGCTTGTCGTGGGCGTGGGTCAT